ACAACTTTCTCGGTAATCTCTTTATTCCAATTCTTACTAAACGATAAGATTTGGTCAAGCACAATGATGGTCTGCTGAGCCGCTCTTTTTTGAATAAGTAAACGTAAAAGTCGTGGATGTTGTCCATTATGACAAATGAAACCATCATCAAAGCGAATATTATTCCGAATAAAGTCATCATTAATCCGTACGCAATCAGCCCTAAAATGATAGGCAAATGCTTCTTTACGCTTTTTATAATCCAAATAAACATCTCTACCATCTCTTTGTAAAAGATTACCAACCCATCCCTTGCTATCTGTAGCAAAGTTAGCAACAAAGAAATCAAGTATATCATTTTGTCCATATTGTTTGCTCAGTTTGTGAAAGAAGTACCTATCATTTCTTTTGGTAAATGTTTCAAGTTTACAGTTGACTTTTCCACCATATTGTATATAGTCATAATTTTTTGTGGTAAAATGTAATTTAACACCCAAATAAACTTTAAATACATCAAACCCTCCATACATAAATTAAATAGGCAATTGGCCACACTTCGGATACTTTAACATCCTCTTATTGGTTGCTTCTAATTTGATTTTTTCTTTTAATGATTTTGAAATAAGTTTTGATACTGTGCCTGGATCTATTTCGTTTTCTTCACAAAATAATAGCACGGCGTCCATATGAGAACACCTTTTTTCTTTGACTAGACTTTCAATTTTTAAACTAAATTCTTTACTGTTCATTTCACACCTTTCATAAATGGGGGTTACTACCACTAGCGTTCACCCCCATAGTTATAACCATTACCAATATAACATAATGATCTTAAATTGTCAATGTTATTCTGGCGCTTCTGTTAAATCAAATGTATGAAATAATATACATCTTTCAGAGCCACTTGGTACATCAATAGTTGCTGATGTTTGAGTACCGTCTTCAGATATATAATAAGTTATCATATAAACTGGTTGGCCTTCTTTGACCATACCCTCTCTACCTAATGATATATTTTGTGGTTTAAATTTATAGTGATTTAAATAATTATCTATATTTTCTTGTGTTCCACATAAAGCAGGAACTTGTTGAAAAAAGTAATTACCAAAATCTTTTTCGTGGTCAGCACTTGCTGTATAAGCAAATAAACCGAACAATAAACCTAATATGATTTTTTTCATATGCCTCCTACGATAAAACGAGGCCACATTTTTGACTAACTTGCTTTTATTTTATCTTTGTTAAGTTCTTCATAATATTTATAAAAACCATCAATTGCTTTCATAAGGTCTTGTTCATAATCTTTCTTTTCCTTAATAAAACATTGAGAAGTACCATCTTCACTTGCCAATAAAATTACAATTTGTTCAATTGGTGTACCAAAAGTTTCTTCGTACATATGAGCATAGGCAGTTGTTTGCATAAAGTAATTGTCAATCCAACTTTCTTCTCTTTGTTTATTGGCTGTTTTAAAATCAATCACAGATAACTTACCATTGTATTCAGCAATACAATCTACTTGACCAGCAATAGTAAGTTTTTTACTATACATAATTGCCTCTAGTAAATGTATATTATCTACTTGATCTATGTAAGGTTTTAATAGTTTGAATAAACCTAATGGTAACACATCACGGATTGATGGTGTTTCATTCTTAATATATTGTTCAACTAACGTATGAGTTGCTTTACCTCTACGTGAGGCTCTACCCATTTCCCATTGAGCAACCTTTTCACCAATACTATCACGCCATTTTTGTAGGCCTTCTTTTTTAAGTTGACCTAATACTGTCGTAACAGATGGATAGTTTTTACCGTTTATATTGTAAAATCTAAAACCATCTACTTTCATACCTTTGGTTTTGGGAAGTAGTGTCTTATCTAAATCTATAAATTTAAATTCTTTTTTTGCCATAATATTTCACCTTCATTTATTGTATTCCATAATATATCATAATATAGGTCGTTTGTCAACCTTTAAACGCCCTTTTTCATATACATATTATTAAGTTCATCTGGCGTTCAGTATTCGTACTTCTCGTATTGTGTTTTACCAAACGTATTTCTAAAAGCTCTTAATAGTTCTTTTCTATTTCCTTCTTTTTTATACGATACGTGTACCCATCCAGAATTTGGTTCATCTGGACCTTTCCAAAACTCCAATATCATTTGGTCATAATCTAAATTTTCGTTAATCCAAATTACCAACTCCTGGTTGGAAACTCCAAAGATTTCGAAATCGGCCGCCTGGCCTTTAGCGTGTTGTGAATTTTTGCTTGAGCCAATGGCTTCACACAATTCTTCGGATCTAAACCCGGAGCTCACAGTTACGACTTTACCAAAGTGATCTCGGACAGGTTGTAATACCTTTTCGCATAACAATTTTAAAGAGTTAATTTGATCCTCATTAGGATTATTGTTAATCCCTTTTCGGTCAGCCGTTTGACTGGCAACTAGCTCTTTAAGCGTAAAGTTTTTGCTTAATATCATTTAGTTTATCCTTTGCTTTAAGTTTTAACTTTTTGAGTTGTCTTAATTCCATCCAACTTGTAATTGATCTATCATTATTTCTAACTTGTTCAACTTCATTTACTTGTTTTTTAAGTTCCTTATGTTTTGCTTTCGCTATCATATTAACTCCTTGTCAGTTTTAAGATTTTCTCTATTTGTGCCTTAATGATTGGACCTCTATTAGGCCAATGTATGTAAGGTTCGTCACTTTTAGATAGGTTATATAAAAAAGGCAATATAATCTTTTCTAAATCTTTGAATCTTTGTTGTGTTTCTTCGTCAGATATTTCTTTTGTAATTGTTTCTTTTTCTGCCACAATTTGCATTATCTCATTCATCATAGATTTGATAGATGAAACATCATCTTTTACTTTAGATATTTCTAAATTTGAGTTTTCTATAACGCTAGGGTCTATTGTAGGTTTTGTATCTTCAGCTGGTTTTGAAACTGGTGTAATACCCCAATCTTCGTTAAGGTCAAAACCTCGCATATAATCTGGTATATCGTCTGCCATTATTTTTTACCTTTTAATCTTCTCTTATGTTTTGTTAAAACATTTTCTGTTTGTGATTGTTTAATAGATTTTTTACCATATCTTTTTGCCAGTTCGCTTTTAGGATGAGCTTCTGCTATTCTACTTAAATTTTCTTTCCATCCACTATCCGTTTTACCTGTTCTTTCGCCTGTGCTGGATACAATATTTATTCCTTTGATTACCTGTGTTATGTGTTTATTCTTTTCCAAATAAGATTCCATTTCAGAAATAGACATCATTTCATCATATTCCTTTTTGGTTTTTTTATCTAAAAAAGTATAAATTGGCATTATTTAACATCAAAAGGTTTAAAAGGATCTTTTGTTATAAAATACTTTTCTAGCATTTCTAATTGGTCATCATAGTCAGCTATAATCTTTAATTCTTTTTCAATAGTTTCTATAACGTCTGGATGTTCAGCAATCCCATTTATTTTTTGTAACAATACTTCTACATTTGCCTTATGTTTATCAATATGGCCTGTAGCGTGTGATTTCAAAGCTTCTATTAATGCTTCTCTCATTGTTCTAACTCCTTTAATTGTTCTTCACTTAATTCAGATTCTTTTAATCCTTCTTTTAACATTTGTATTTGTGGTCCTGTTATTGTTTCTGTGTAATCAAACTCTATTATCATACTATACCGCTCCATCCTTCATCTGGTTCTTTGTTTCGTTTAAAACTGCCTTTACCTTTTTTAGGTTTAACAATTTTTGATCTATACTTTGGTGTTCTTACTTCTTTAGCCATAGGGTTTTTCTTACCAAAGATGGCATTCCAATTTTCTTCATACTTCTTATTTGTTGGTCTACTAATACCATCATAAGTTCTACCCTTATCTCTAGTCATTTTACTTCTCTATAACACCTTGTATATCAGTTTCAGGCATCAAAAAATATTCTTTGCCTTCCACTTTCACCTCTTTACCAGCAAAAGCGGCAAACTTAACTTCATCGCCAACCTTCACGGTCATTGGTATTCTTTCACCTGTTGTATTACTTTTTTTACCAGGTCCTACGGCCGCTACAATACCTTGTTGTGGCCTTTCTTTAGTGGTCATAATTATACCACCTTTTGTTTTTTCTTCATCTTTGTCCTCATAATCTATAAGAACATTATCTGATAAAGGTTTAAAGTCCATAATTAACTCCTATTATTATTTAAAATTACCTATACTTTTTTGATACCACTCTGGAATTACAGCTGGTGCTTTCCAGGTAGCAAATCTTTGTTTCTTCATAATATAATAATTACGATAACTACCAACAACATCACCTGGTATTTTACATTCGTCTGGCATAGCAGGTGTAGGATCAG